GAAGGCTATTGACGACGGCGTAAAGAAAGGCTCGTACTTCTATCACTACTATTGGGACTCCGAAGCACAAGGCAAGGACGGAATCAAGGAAGGCGGTCTCCGTTGCGAGATTATAGACCCTCTCAACATCTTCTTCTCGAATCCTACCGAGATTGACGAGCAGAAGCAAGAGTGGATTCTTATTGCTTCCCGTGAGAATGTCAAGTCCGTCAAGGCAAAGTGCGACGGCGATGTCGACAAGGACGCTATTGTAGCGGACGAGAACGACAACAAATACGGCACAATCGAGCAGGACGGCGACAAGTTATGTACCGTCTTGACGAGATACTTCCGAATGAACGGCGAGGTCTACTGCGAGAAGGCGACAAAGAGTGTTATCATCAATAAGCCTTTCGCTATCACTCCGAACCTCGGAGAAGCAGGAAGACAACTCGGACTTTCCGTCGAGGACGCTCCGAACAACTCCCTTCCGGACAGAGCAAACGGCGATTCGCTCGTGCCGAGTACGGTCAAAGCGTATCTCTATCCTATCGTAGTCGGAAACTACGAGGTAAGAGAGCGTTCAATCTATGGTCTTGGAGAAGTCGAAGGACTCATTCCGAACCAAAAAGCAATCAACTTCAACCTCGCTATGTCCCTCTTGAACAACCAAGAGTTGGCGTGGGGCAAGTATGTTGTACTTCCTAACGCTCTCAAGGGGCAGACAATCACCAACGAACCGGGACAGATTCTCGTTGATTATAGCGGAAGCGGTCAAGGTATCAAGAAGATGTCCGAGCAAGTGATTCAATCGCAACCTCTCCAACTCATTGACACGCTCACGCAGTTGACGAGAGTTGTGACGGGTTCTACGGAGGTTATGACGGGCGAAACACTCGGTGCAGGAATGTCCGGTGCCGCTATCGCTCAACTTCAATCTCAAGCACAACAACCCGTTGAGGAACTCAAGGACGCCTTTTGGATTGTGAAGGAGAAGCAAGGCAAGGTTCTCGCTCAATTCTTCAAGTTGTTCTACACGGACAAGGAGTTCACCTTCACCGAGGAGCAACCAAAGGTAGACGAACAAGGCGTTCCTATGCAAGGAATCGCAAACACAGAGGAAGTCCAAATGACCGATGTGTTCAGTAGTTCCGAGTACGGCAACACCGAGTTCTCCGTCGTGGTAGAAGCGACGGCAGGAACGAAGGCTTCCGCAGCAGGCGACATCAACGCTCTCGATGTGCTTCTCGCAAAGGGAGCAATCTCTATCAAGACATACTTGAGAGCCTACCCGGAAGACGCTCTGTCGAACCGTTCCGAGATTCTCAAGGGCATTGAGGAGGACGAGCAGAACCAAGTCGCTCAACTCACCCAACAGTTACAACAAGCACAAGAGCAGTTGGCTCAAAGCGCACAAATCATACAACAACAGAAGGAGACGGTCGACAAGGTCGTGGCGGTGATTCAAGAGAACAACCAACTCAAGACCTATATTGCGAACTTGTACTCCGAAGCCTCGGCGAAGATTCGTGAAGGTAACCGCCAAATCCAAATGGGCAACGCAAAGATTGCCGAGACCACGAAGGACGCCACGGATATGGCACAACATATCTACTCAAATATGCAAGGAGGAATCCCAAATGGTATGCCCCAAATGCAAAACGGAAGCGGTAATCCGCAGGGTTAAAGGCGTGACGACATATATCTGTCGGAAGCCTTCTTGCCCATTCTATCAAAAGCCTATCAAGGCTAACAAAGGTAGTAAATAGGTCTAACCTATCGCTATACAAAAATCTTACGCAGGAAAAGCGGAAAAATCCAAAGGAGAACTTCTATGCCGGAAGAAATTAAAACTGCGCAAACAACCGAAAACACGGAAGTCGATAGCCACGCAGATGTCGACAAAGACACGGAGACTCTCAACGATGTGGAGTTTACCGATAACTCGGACTCGGACACACCTCAAGGTGGTGACGCCAAGAAGGAGACCGAGGAGCAACCACAGACCAAGGAGCAAAACTCCGAAAACGCTCGTCGTAGGCGTGAGGCAGAACGCAAAGCCGAACTCGAAAGAGAAAGACAGACGGCGAGAGAACAAGCCATTATCGAAACTCTCAACGGAAAGAATCCCTACACGGGCGAGGAGATGAAAGACTCAACCGATGTGCAGGAATATCTCACGATGAGGGAGATTGAAAAGAATGGCGGAGACCCATTGTCGGACTACTCCAAGCACCTCAAGCAGAAGGAAAGAGAGAAAGCCGAGGAAAACCGTAAGGCGGAGACCGAAAAGGAATGGTATCGTAAGGACTACGCAGACTTTACTACCAAGCACCCGGAGGTCAACATCGAAACCCTTATCCAAAACGAGCAGTTCCAAAAGTTCGCAAGCGGAAAGGTCGGTCAACTTCCTCTCTCGGAAATCTACGAAGGGTTCGTGGAAATGGTCACGGAGTACGAGAGAAAAGCCGAGCAGAAAGCAAAGCAGATTCTCGCAAACTCCAAGGCAACACCCGGTTCTTTGTCAAGCACGAGTCCAAGCGATAATGGATTCTTTACGAGAGAGCAAGTTCAAAAGATGTCCCAAGAGGAAGTCCACAAGAACTATGACAAGATTCGTGCAAGTATGTCCAAATGGAAGTAAAAAACAAAAAATAACAAGGAGGATTCTACATTATGGCATATCAAAACTTTATCCCTACCGTGTGGAACGAGGGGATTGAAAGAGAACTCGAAAGACTTTGCGTATTCGTAGAGGATTGCAACCGCAAGTACGAAGGCGCAGTTAAGAAAAAGGGCGAGTCCGTAACCATTCTCGGCGTAGGCAAGCCTACCATTAAGAGCCTTGCAAAGGCTAACCGTAACAACGACATCGACGCACCGGAGGAAATCGAAGATACCTCTGTAATTATGTACATCAACCAAATCCGTTACTTCAACTATATGGTTGGTGACATCGACAAGGCACAATCCGTTGGTGGCGTTATGGACGCTCTTGAGCAAGAGACTTCCGAAGGTCTTGCAGACGAGGTCGATAAGTACATCGCAGGCTTCGCCGTTGACTCTTCTGTATCTGCTCTTTACGGTACTGCACCCGTTAAGGTCGTTTCCGGTACTGCGGCAGCAGGCGAAAAGAACATTCTTCACATTCTCGACGAGGCTATCCAAAAACTCTACGAGAACGATGTCAAGGCTTCTACGAAGATTGTTGTTACTATCTCTCCGAGATTCTACACTCTCTTCAAGCAGGCGTACATCGACAAGGACACCAACAACTCCGAAATGCTCAAGAACGGCAAGGTTGGCAAGTACGGAAATGTCATCGTCAAGATGTCGAACAATGTTCACACCACCTCCAACGGTGCGGTTGATAACATTATGATTCGTACCCAAAGAGCGATTGCTTACGCAAAACCTCTTACCCACTCCGAGCCTTATCGCCCGGAAAAGAAGTTTGCTGACGCCGTCAAAGGCTTTATTCTCTTCGACGCAAAGGTTGTTCGTCCGAAGGAAGTCATCAACATCAATGTAAAATACGCATAAGGAGGTAACGCAAAATGGAAGTTACTATGAGAAATAACATCGCAACCGTTGAACTCACCGCCCTTACGGCTAACACCGAGAAGGCGATTAAGTGGGACGAGAACGACCAAAAGATGATTCTCGTTGTTCAAGCCTCGTCCGCTACCACGCTGACCGTTAAGGCAGGCAACGGAATCCAAGGCGTTGCTGACCTCGTTCTTACCGTTCCCGTAGGCGTAAGCCTTGTTAAGTTGGAAAGCGGTAGATTCAAGTTCGTGTCCGGCGGCAACAAAGGCAACATCGTTGTCAAGTCCGCAGGCACGCCGAGCGTTGGCGTAGTTGCGCTTGTATAAAGCAAGGGAGAGAGCCTATCTATCGTTAGGTAGGCTCTTTTATGCAATTCAAGGACAAAATACGGCGGTTCAATTCCGCCGAGTTGCTCAAAAGGAGATGATTTTATGAAGTACGGAGAAATCAAAATCGAGGCGTTGAAGTTGATGTTTGTCAATATGGGCGACGACATTGACATTGACGGTCTCGAAACATACGCACAAGACGATAACTACAAGAGTTATCTCGTCAATATGCCGGGTTCGATAAATCGTTGTTTTTCGAGCATTGAGGAGAAGAGGGTTCTCCCGTCCAAGTCGAGAGCGTTAAAGCGAAATGAGGGACTTGCAAGTGGCGGTTTCGTCCGCTTTGACCTCGCCTCTATCATCGAGGACTTCTACGACATCGAGAGAATCGTGTCCGAGTCTTCCGACGGAGACTATAACGGCGATTGCGACTATCAAAGAGAGGGAGATGTTCTCGTTCTTGAACGCTACGAAGAAGACGACGATATTGCCTACACGGTAATATACAAGCCGACAATCGAGAGGGTTTCCTCTACGACCGACGACAATAAAGAAATCGAGATTCCCAACAATATCGCTTCCTATATCCCGTACTTTGTGAAGGGCGACCTTTATAGGGACGATGAACCAAACGAAGCAAGCGAGGCTCGTAATTGGTTCGAGCAGGCTATGGAGGAGATTTACTTGAAGAGAATCAACAAAGCGAACAAGGTCAAATCCTTGTACTCGCAAACGGAGTAAATATGAGAGCAAGAACCAACATTGGACTCAAAGATAGGAGAACGCTGCAACTGTCCAACTTTAGAGGTGTAGACTTCTCCTCCTCGCCTTTGAGCGTGCGAAGTGATAGAGCCTCGAATATGAGGAACTTTATCAACGAGTACGGCGTAAACAAGAAACGAAACGGTTGGAACGAACTCATCAAAATCTACCACCAAGGCGTGCCTCAAAGAATCAATGGTATCTTCGAGTATGTGAACGGCTCGCATAGAGAGACCTTGGTTCACGCAGGGACGAGGTTTTATAGGCTTAAGGTAGTCGACGGGAAGTATTCCTCGGAAGACATCACGCTTTCGTCTACATACGCCGAAGCAAAGTGCCAAACGGCTTTAATCAAAGACCAACGAAGCCAAGCCTTCTTCAGCAAGGGTAGAGCGTATATCGTTGGTTGTGGGGATTACCTTGTGTATGGTACTTGGGACGAAGGCTCGACATACGAACTCCGAAGAGTGGCGGATAACATCGACACCTATATTCCGACGACGACTATCTCTATCGACACCGACGATGTTGCGGACGATATTCGAGCAAGCCTTGATGACATCAACTGCTTGAGTTCCAAGAGAATCAATCAGTTGGTGGGTCAATCGGAAGCGAACAAGACTTGGACTCTCGATTCCGGGGAGATAGACGAAGGGACAGCGGTATCTATCACGCTCGAAACGCTTGAAGGCGAAGAAGGCGAAGAGGTAGCCGTGTCTTACACCATAACAAACGACGGCTCGAAACTCTATAAAACTCACAAGGACGGCGTGGTAATCACTCGGTCGGAGTGTGGTTCGATAGACTATGCAACCGGGAAGGTAACCTTTTCGATACCCACGACTCCTCAAATATCCGAGAGAGATAACATCTTTGTAACCTTTACGCATAAGAACGAGGACTATGCAAAGCGGATAATGAACTGCAACTTCGGAATCCTCTTCGGCGTAGACGGAAACACGGATAGACTTTTCTTAAGCGGAAACTCGGACTATCCGAACATCGACTTCCACTCGGAGGAAGATGACTACACCTACTTCGGAGACCTTAACACCGCCTCTTTCGGAAGCGACTCCGTTCCCGTCAACGGATATGCGAGACTCTCGGATAGCACACTCGTTGTATACAAGGCGGAGACGGCGCAAGACGCAAGTATTTTCTATGTAAACGGCTCGTATAGAACCACCTATGACGCCAACGGAAACATCGACTCTATTCGAGGAGAGTTCCCTCATTCCGCAGGAAGCATTGGCGAAGGCGTGGTAAGTAGGTATGCGTGCGTGAACTTTGCCGGGGACAACATCATTCTTTCGAGAAATGGCGTTTTCGGAATCGTTCTTGCGGAGAATGTTGCCACCACCGAGAGATACACGAGAGAGCGTTCCCGTTCTATCAATGAAAAACTCAAAACCCACGAAGACCTTTCCGAAGCGGTCGGAATCGTTTATAAGAACCGATACTACCTCGCCCTTGACAATGTGTGCTATATTGCCGATTCGAGGTATAAGTACACGAGAGAAGACGACATCGACGGCTCGTATAACTACGAGTGGTGGTATTGGGACAATGTTCCGGTAAGGGTGTGGGCAAATATCGACAACAACCTTTACTTCGGCACGGCTGAAGGACAAATATGCGTGTTCGATGACGAGTATACGGATAGAACCTATCAGCATAGCAAGAGTGGCGAACTCGGTCTCGACATCTCCAACAACAAGGTTTCCTATAGCAATACTATCGGAATCAACCTCGCTGAAGGCGATAGCATGACCTTCACGACGGAAGGCTTGTACGCTCTCGTGCAGGACGACGCCGTCGTTGAAAACGGACGAATCAAGTCCACCGAGGGCGACATCTTTACCTTCCACGACGGTATGGAGGTATATGCCGACAACGAAGGCACGAGTGGCTTAAGTATTGGCAAGAAGTATTATATCCGAGAGGTTGACACGGGCGAGTGTACTTACTCGCTTGAGGACGACGACGGAGAGATTGTCACGCTTGCAGGTGGCGGTTTTAGACTTTACAAGTCCATATCGAATAACGAACTATATCTCACGAATGTAACCGAGGATTCCTTCCAAGTGAGGGACTATAAGGTTGGCGATGTACTCGTCTTGGCGAGATACAACGATTCGATTCCGACGAATCCTCTTGCGGACTTCGTCCATAGAGAGAATGTTGTAGCGGAATGGTATACGCCGATATTCGACCTTGGAACTAACGAGTCGAGCAAAACGCTCTTGAAGATGACCATATCCACCGAACCGGAAGTCAACGGAAAACTCTCCTTTGGTTACGAGACGAGAAATGTAAACAAACTCATCAACGCCAAGGGAATCAATGTCTTCTCGTTTGACAACTTCTCGTTTGAGAACTTCTCGTTCGATACGGGATTCGCAAACAGTTATTCGGTAAAAGCAAACGAAAGAAACTTCAACTTCATTGTCTTCCGCTTTGTCTCCGATAACGATAGCAACTGCATAGTGAACACCTTCACTATCATTTACAAAATCAACAAAGCAAACAAAGGAGTGAAGTAGTATGGCAAGAATACAAAACATCAGCGCCGAGACGAAATCGGCAATCCAAAGAAAGTCCGCATACTCTTTGCCCAACAACCCTACGGATTCCGGCTACAAGGCGAACGACATACGAAACGCCTTTTATAAGCCTATCATAGACGCCGCAAACTCCGCCCTCACGGAGATTGACCGAGTAGTAAACGAACTCAACGGCGTGTTGGGGTACGCCTCGAAGGAGATTGACTCTATCGAGAGCGTTACGGGCGAGTTCTACCACGGCTCGGACGGATTGATTTATACCTTCCAAGACGAGTCTTTTGAGGTAAGCGGACACGACAACCTCACGGGCAAGGTAGTGATTCCTTCTTATGTACACTTCGACGGAGTGTATTATACGGTGGACGGAATCGCCGAAAAAGCCTTCGCAGGTAGTGCTATCGAGGAGATTGAGATTCCTTCAAGCGTTACCACGATAGGCAATCAAGCCTTCTACCCTTGCTCGAAACTCACGAAGGCGACGCTCTTCGGCAATACGGCTCTTGGGACGAGCGTTTTCCCGTCTTACGCCGTTGCGTTCAGCGTACCGAAGGAACACTTGTCGGTGTACGAATCGTCACTTGCAAGTTATAAAAAGAGCCTCGTAGGGTTTGATACAATCATCAACAACGCCCAAGATATTGTTACGCTCTTTGCCGACAAGGTCGACAAGGATAAAACAACCGCTTCGACACAAAGAGTTTACGCTATCTCTACGACGGGCGCACAAATCCGCAGGAAGTTGGTTACGACTCCTACCGACGGCGAGATTCCTATTTACCTTTCCGGCGGTAGAATCCCGGTTGGAGTTCCCGTAAACGGAAACGACGCAACGCCGAAGGAGTATGTAGAAACTCGTCTCCTTGAAATGGGTGCGTATATCGACTTCAGTATAGACCCGTCCACCTACAAAATGACGCTTCAGTTGAAAAACGAAAGCGGAAATGTCTTGAGTCAAGGCGTAGTAGACCTCCCTCTCGAAAGTATGATTCTCGGAGCGAAGTATGCAAACGGAGTCTTAACGCTCAATATCAAAACCGCCGACGGCTCGATGAACAACACGACGATTGATGTAAACATCTCCGACCTTATCAGCGGACTCGTCAGCGAGGACGCCTTCAATGAAGAGGTGGATAGACTCGACGGAAGAATCGACAATGCAAACATCGACCACGAGGCTTTGGTTAACGAAGTTGCCCAAAAGGAAATCTACGCCCACGCAGCGTTCCACTCGGAAGAGGCGGAAACGGCGAGGAACTACACCAAAGGCGGTAAGATTGACAAGAAGTTCCGAGAGGTAGAGTCTCTCGGTGGCGTGGGATTATCGCTCTCTATGGATAGCGATTATAAACTCACCGTCAAACTCTTGAATAAAAAGGGCGAGGTAGTAAGTTCCGGAATGGTAGACCTTCCTATCGAAAGTCTTATCACGAAGGCTTCTTATAGCAATAAAATCCTCACGCTTACCTTCCAAAGCGGAGACACCTTGAAGGTAGACATCTCTTCCATTATCACGGGACTTGTATCGGAGTCTCGCACCATAAACGGACACGCTTTGACGGCGGACATCGTTCTTACGGCTTCCGATGTCGGCGCATACGGGAAAACCGAGACCTACAACAAGACGGAAATGTCGAACCTTCTCGGCTCGGCAAAGCAGGAACTCCTCGTTGCTATTGAGGAACACCAAGTGGTCGGTTACGCCTTCTCTTCGTCCGAGGCTGAAAAAGCAAGCGGATATATCAAGGGCGGACAAATCGACAAAGCAATTATCGGACTCGACAAGAGACTTAAGGCTCTTGGAGGCTAAAATCATTATTTAGGAGGAACAACAAAATGTTGTTAGAAAAAACCAAAATCTATGGCGTAGACGGCGTTGGGCAATCGAGTCCTACGCTGACGAGAACCGATAGTGCGGTCGGTCTCGGCTACACTATCAACGCAAGCACGATTGATAGCGACTTCGACAGTTGCTACCCTTGGTGCGAAATGAAAGAAGTTACCGATGACCTCGGAAATGTTTTCATTAGAATCCCCAAGTTCTATACGAAAATCACGAAGAACGCCAACGGAACTTTCAAACATCAAATCTCCGGGTGTCGTTACGACGGCTTCGGTACGCTCTTTGTCGACGGCAAGGGCAACGAACTCGACTATATTCTCGTGGGTAAATACGAGGGTAGTTACGATTCCACCAACGCTCGAATGATGTCGAAGAGTGGTCAAACCGTCAAAGTAAGTATCACGCTTCCGAACTACCGCAAGGCTTGTATGGCAGTTGGCGAAGGCTATCAGCAGTACGACTTCCTTATCGACGCTATCATCAAGGAACTCTTTATGATTGAGTTTGCAACGACTCATTCGCAAAGCATTATGACCGGCTTCACGAGTGGCGACAATACCGCCGCCCTCATCACGGGACACACCGACAAGGTCGCAACGGCTTCCGGCTCGTACAATAACAACCACGACCTCGAAACTGACCCTTGGGTTGATGCAACCTGCAACACCGACGGCGTTCACGCTTGCAAGTATAGAGGAATCGAGAACCCTTGGGGAAATGTATGGAAGTGGTGCGACGGTATCAACTTCGATAAAGAGAAGATTTATCTTTGCGAATCTCCTACGGAGTACGAGTCGGATAAATACGAATCCCCGTACACCTATGTGGGCGATAGATTGATGACGGGCGGATATGTGACCAAAATCACTCCGTTCGCCAAGAATCCGCTTCTTGGCTTCGTGACGGCAACCGGTGGCGGTTCTACCACCTACTACGCCGACAATTACTATGTTGCCGAAACCGGCACCGTGCTGGGTTGCGGTGGGCGTTGGGACAGCGGTGGCAATGCCGGTTTGTGGAGTTGGCTTGGTTACAGTTCTTCGTCCAGCGCTTACTCGGACATTGGCGGTCGCCTTTGCTATAAACCTCTTTAAGAGAGGGATTATAAGGGAGACACTTCTCCCTTGGATATAAAACTTTATAGGGTCGTGCGTGCAGCCCGTGCTGAATTGCGGTGGGAATTGGAACAACGGTGACAATGCCGGTTTGTGGAATTGGAATGGTAACAATTCTTCGTCCAACGCTAACTCGAACATTGGCGGTCGCATTTTAATCGAATTATTGTGTAGCACGCACAATCCTTGCCTCTTGGCAAAAAACACTTCGTAAAGAGGACGGTTTAGTAGGTTTATTCTCGAAAGACCGTGAGGAGATTAAAAGGATTATGAAAAGAGTTGGTTTCTTATACGAAAAGGCTTGCGATATAAACCTTATCCGATATGCGATAAGAAAAGCGGCGAAAGGAAAGACTCAAAAACACTATATCGCAAAGGTTCTTGCGAACGAGGGGGAGTACGCCTCGAAAATCAAGGAAATGCTTGAGAACCACACCTTGAGGTTGAGTCCGAATCGGCAAATCGTATTGTTCGACCACTCTTGTATGAAGGAGAGAACCATAACAGTACCCAAGTTCTTTCCCGACCAAATCGTACATTGGGTAGTCGTTCTCGTGTTAGAGCCTATCCTCAACAAAGGTATGTATCGGTTTAATTGCGGTAGTATACCCGGAAGAGGTGGCTTGGAAGCGAAGAAATATGTGGAACGATTCTTAAAGGACGAGAAGGTTCGCTATGTGGCGAAGTTGGATATATCGAAGTTCTTTAATAGCGTGAAGCCTCACTATTTAATGGCGATGTTCCGAAGGAAAATCAAGGACGAGAAGTTCTTGGCTCTTATAGAGGCGATTCTTACCAACGGAGGCGATTGCCTTCCTATCGGATATTACACCTCTCAATGGTTCTCGAACTTCTTTCTCGAAGGGTTTGACCACTTCGTGAAGGAGGAATTGAAAATAAAATACTATGTCCGATATGTCGACGATATGGTTTTAGCCGATACGAACAAGCGGAAACTCCGCAAGGCGATAGAGGAAATGAATAAGTATCTCGGCAACATCGGTTTGAAACTCAAAGCGAACTATCAAGTATGGAAGGTACATAGCCGACCGATAGACTTCGTTGGGTTTAGGTTCTACAAAAATAAAACACTCTTGAGGAAGAAAATCTTCTTTCGATTGTGTCGCCGAGTGAGGAAGGTTAAGAAGACCGGGTATATCACGGTTCATCAAGCACAAGGGATATTGTCCTTGCTCGGCTGGCTATCGCATATCAATGGTTGGAAGTTCTATAAGGAACGGATATATCCCTATGTTCCGAAGTGGAAACTCAAACAAATAGTGAGCAATCACGCCAAAAAAAATAAACGGAGGAATTAAAAATGGCAAGAAAGTTCAGCAAAGCCAAGTGGCTTGAATCGGCAAACGAACAAATCGAGAAAGGGGTTCTTTCTCAACGAGAGGTAGACGACGCTCTCGAAATATGGGTAAACGACCTTGACGGCAAAACCGAAGAGGAACTCAAGGCTTCCGGACAAGAAGTCCGTGAAGATTGGCTCGTATGAAAATAACCGTCGAAAACATTTGCTCTATATGCGAGACCGAGGGTTGCGAAGAACCTTGCGAGAAATGGTACGATTGTCTCGAAGGCAAGCCTGTAGACTTCGGTCTCGTTGAGGAGGAAGGAGAGAAAAATGAAAAAATCTAAAGTAGTTATTCTTTTTATCTTGGGTATCGTCATCGGCGCATTGGCAGCCGTCGGAGTTTACTTCTTGACGGTAGGCGAAGTAGCGTGGCAAGAATATATCGAAACGAAGTTGATTCCGAATATCACGCTTGCGTTGTCGGCTATCTCGGCTTTGTGTGTTGCGGCGTTGCCGATTATTGCGAAGGTGGAAACCGCCGTGTCCAAGTTTAAGCAGGCGACGGACGATGTAAACGCTACGGTCGACAACGATAAGACGGTCGTTCAAACTATAGGCGAGTATAGCGCAAAACTCGACGGACTCGTGACCGAATTGAAGACCTTGAAGACCGATGTCGAGTCTACTATCGCTCCCGTGGCAAAGAAGGTAGAAAACATCGAGAAGGTGGTACATATCGGCTTTTGTAACAACGAGGAACTCGTCAAGAAAGGCTATGCCCACGAAATCGAAAAGGTAGGTGTCGAAGATGAGTCAAGCGAAGAAACCTAACCTTAAGTTGAGGCTCGTCCTCCTTTATATCGGCAGTTTCGTCGTGAGCGTTGCTCCTCTCTTGGTTTGTTTCATCGTAAATTGGGACAAATACGCCGAGACTCCTGCGGACACCGTGAAGTTGTGTATCGGTGGGGTTATCGCTCTCGTGTTTATTTTCCTCAAGGTTATAGGCAAATTGAAAATGCCGAGAAGAATCGTGTTGTTCGGTGTAGTTTTTGTTATGGCATACTTATTACAACCGATAATCAAAGACTTGATGTTGTTAAGCGGTATGGCTCTCGCAGGAGAGTTTTTGGACTTCGTGTGTTTCCAAAGAGCAATTCGTATCACGAAGGAGAATATCCTTATCGGAAAAACCGCCGACGCCACCACGACTCAAGTGGAACAAGTCATAAAGAAATATCTCGGTAGTGGGAGGGTATGATGAACGAAAAAATCAAAGACTTCTTTCAGCGAAACCTCGGTTACTTCATAGTATCTATTGTTTCGATTGTTTACATCGCTACGGCTTTTGTTCAAATCGAGGAAACGGGAAAATCAATCCCTCGCATTATTGCCGACGGCGCTATCGTGTTTCTTCTCGGATTCTTTATCAACCGAGTGTTCGACCTCCAAGGTATTATGAACGGCGAGAGGGACGAGCGATTCCAAGCCTCGATGAACCTACACGGGGAGACGGTTGTAAAAATCTCGCCCTTCATCGACAAACTTGACGAGTGGTGCAAGATTAAAAACGACGAGAATCTCCGTGTGCAGCGGACTCGAATCCTTGCCACCGAAGGCTTGAAGTATAGCGACTACTTCAACGAAGACGGCTCGGCAAAGGACATCGTGGTGGACGAGAAGAAGTTGGCAAACAAACTTCTCCGTAAGACCGAAAAGAAACGAATCCATTGCTTCAACAAAGCGTTACACCTAAAACTTACGCCTATCTCCGCAGGAGAGTTGGCAAGCGAAGGAACGAAGATAAGCGACCCGTACAACTTCGGTCGAACCAAAGAGCAATACGAAAAGCAAGCGAGCATATCGGACATTGTGTCGAAAATCATAATCGCCGTTATTTTCGGTTATTATGGCGTTTCTCTTATCAAGGAGTTCAGTTATGCGAACCTCATTTGGAACGGCTTGCAAGTGGCGTTATTCTTCCTTGTGGGCGTGATTAAGATGTATAACTCTTACATCTTCATCACGGACGAGTATCGAGGTCGAATCGTCAAGAAGGTCAATAACCTTGAAATGTTCTACAACTATATCGAATCTCTTCCGAAGGAGGAGTTGGTCGTTCCGACCACAACGGAACAAAATGACACGGAGGTCAAAGACAATGGTTAATGGATATTCTATCAACTCGATAAACAACAAGAGTCCTTTGTGGAAGCAGTTGGGATATTCGTCCGAAGCGGAATGGCGACAAGCAACGGGCGGTGGAAGCCTTGCAGGGTACACCAACCCTACCTTGAAACCGACTACGCCCTCGCTCCCCACCGGACCGAGCGTACAAATGCCGAACTTATCGAACTATTTTAACGGTAGTGTAGTCGGTGTTGGCGGAAGTATCGGAAAAGGCAACGGAAACGGAGGGGTTACCGATGAAGGTGTTATAATCGGCAATCCGAGCGTGAATAATTCTACTTTCAATAAAACGAGTTACGGCGGTTCGTCGTCCGAAAAGGAAGAAGAAAGCACCTCTACGCCTACTCAAACGAAACCTACTGTGGACTTGGAGGCGAGTGCAAGCGGCAGTAAACCCGTGGAGTCGGAATCTACGGAAAGCGGTGGCTCGGCAACGGGGACGGGTTCGTATTCCTATAACAACGAAGCAAGGTTTCTTGAGTGGTACAAAAGGAACTACGGGGTCGATTATGACCCTGCGGTGGGATTGCAACGCCCGGAGGGAATGGACGACGGAGTGTGGGCAGCAGGCAACACCCTCTATTCTTATTATCTCGAAGAACAAAGAGATGAGAAACAAAGAGAGGAACTCCTCGGTACGAGAAACGAATACTATGACGAACAAGCCGAAAATCTCCTCGCTAACTACACAACCGCCCAAGAGGCTCTTGATAAGAGCAAGAGAAACTCGCAACAAACTTCGAGTATCACCTATGACAAGTTGAAGAAGTATCTTCCTACGCAAATCAAAGCGCAAGGTCTTGGTGGACTTGGTGTAAGCGAAACGACGATGTTACAAGCGCAAACCAACTATGCCAACGAAATGGGCGAAATTGAGAGAGCATACTCGGAAGATTCGGCGAATCTCGCCTCGAATAAAGCCGACGATATGACGAACCTTGAGAAATATAGGCAGGACGCTCTCGATAGGGTTAATGAAACCTATGATAGTATCGCAAGAACGAGAGAGGATAACGCTCGTCTCGGTGCTTCGGCGGATATGAGTGCCTATAAAACGGCGGTAGAAACCACCCAAAAGAACAATTACGATAACGCTCTTAACTCTATAGATTATAGCGGAATCTACGACCAAGCCGAAATGAACGCTTTCATCGAAAAGTTTAGAGGCACGGTTAGTGATGAGCAATTCGCAAGCCTTGTTTCGAGGGGCGAATCGGTTGTAAGTGCGAACTCCAAGGGTAGGACTGACACCGAGCAAAAGGGTGTATACGATACGGCTCTTGCTGCTATTGAAAAGTTGGATTATACTTCCCAAAGCGATATGGACACCTATATCGAAGGGTTTAGAGGTAAGGTAAGCGAGTCTCAATTCAACGAACTTGTCATCGCAGGGCAAGCAAAAGTGACGGCTAATAATACTGCATTAAATGACTCCAAGTATAATACCGAGGTGGGAGTTCTCCAAGCGAAGTACGAGCAAATGATAAGTGACACCGACGGGAAAATCTCTCAAGCGGACTACGATACACTCGTTGCTTATGCTGACGAGATTGGCAATAAACTCGGCTCGAATTATCGCTCGGCGTTGGATAGCGTTCTCAATGAATACAAGTTAGCCGTAAGAAGCGAAGCCGACCAACTTGCCGTAGACTACGGCGCTTCGGTTAGAACCGATATTACGATGAAAGGCAACTTGAACGCTGCAAACGACGACTACGGCGACAACTTCAAAATCAATTACGGAGGAAGTTCGTATAAGGTAGAAAAAGGCTATGACGCTTCCGACACCGTAAACGCAAGGCTTACCGAAATCTTTGTCAACTCTCAAGGCGCAAATCCTGCGAATGGTGCGGTTATGATTTACAACGGTCATATCTATATGTACCTCGAAAACAACGACAAGAGTGGCAATCCGAGCGTATGGTGTATGATTCAGGGGCGCAAGAACAACGACGAAGGTTTGAGAAATCTTTGTTCGGCTCTCGGTATCTCCTCTTACGGTAGAGGTATCACGGACGCTGACTAACAAAAAAGGAGAAATAAATGGCGACTTATTCAATGACTCCGGAAGAACGCCGAGCAAGAGCGCAGGCTATCATTTATCAAAGAGAGTATGTTGCTCAAGTGAAAAGAAATGCAAAGTTGCGTGAGGCATACTCGTACAACCAAGCGGTGGAAACGGCGGAGAAAAAGAAAAAAGAAAACCAACATTGGCTCATTCGTGGTCTCTCCACGATAGGCGATGTCGTAGCGAATGTTTTAGAAGGCGCAGTTAAGGGTCTTGAAGGTATCTATGACCTCGGTGCCGGTATTGTCGGCGCAGTAGGCGGAATCTTCAGCGACGACTTTAGGGATAGCGTTCAAGACCATATCGCTTACGACTTCGCAGGCGAGGTAGTAGGAGCGCCTCTTCAAGAGGCTCTCCGCTATTCCCGTCTCAAAGAGGACGGCATAATCGAAGGTGTGGCAAGCGGTATCGGTCAAATGCTTCCTGCGGTTATTGCTACGATTGCTACTTATGGTGCATACGCAGGCGTGGGTGCGGCGACAACCGCCGCTTCCGCCGCAGGAACTGCCGCTTCCGCCGCCTCGGCGGCTGCCCAAGCAGCACAAGTAGCCTCGCTCGTAACTATGGGCGTAAGTGCGGCAGGTACGGC